TGTATCAGCAGTTTCTAAAAAATTATCCGTCAAAAAAGGATGTGATACTAACTCTGAGAAGACAGTATTTGAAGTTGATTCTGTAACAGGTGATGTTACTATTGGTGATGGTAATGAGGACACAACATTAACTATTAAAGGTTCTGTTGATGTTGTAGGTAAGTGTGGTGCTACCAGTCTTACTTACCCACCTATTGATGCAACATTAGATGATTACTTCACAATTAGTAATTCTGATGTAGATATCTTTAAGACAAATATCTGTAGTGGTGATACTACTATTGGTAGTAGATATGGTAATGTGTTTGTTAAGGGTGGATACTTCAGTAGTACACCTCTTCTACATGATTCTAATAGTGAAGTTATATCATACGTATTTGATGAGCAGACTAAGCAAGCAACTGGTCCTATAACAACTATTGCTACTGGTATTACTGCTAGTGATTGGAACATTCCTATCGCAGGTAATTTGGAAGCATTTAGTGAAGGAGATTTGATCGCAGTATACCAAGGTGATCAAGCAATTGAGGTTATGTTGGTCACTGATGATCCATATCAATCTGGCGGTGTTAACTATCTACCTACAATATACAATGCTGCTTATCCTGCTGGTACATATCCTACAGGTGGTAGAGGACAAGAAGGTACTACAGTTAGAGATTGGAATGCTGGTGTAGTAGTTGTTAAGATTCACAAGTATAGTGATACAACAACCTTACTAGACAGTATACCTGCTACTGGTAGAACTGCTGTTGAGTCTCCAAATAATGATCCTTCAAGAATTAGACTTAAACTAGCTAATGCAGATATAGTTCCTGATAAACTAGATTACACCCATCTAATGAGAATCGTTAGTGGTGGTGCTAGTGAGTGGTTCTATCCTGATTCCATAGATGGTAATGTTGATAGTGCTTATGGTATTAGACTTTCTAAATCTACTAGGTATGACGCAACTACAGGTCAGTTTAATGCTAATGGTGTTCACACTAGATTCTTCGGTGGCGGTAAATTAACTGTCCATGATGATATTGAGATATTCAGTGGTAACCTCAGAATGTATGGTTCTGATGGTAAGACCCTTATCTTTAACGTAGCTAACGATGACGATCACAATGGTGATGAGTCAGTTAGGGATGAAAAGACAGGTTACATGGGTCTCTTCATTGGTGGTGTGCTACAAACCAAAGGTAACTTGATGGTTCAGCATGGTACTTGTCAGACCAACGGACAATGTAGTACTGATACTAAGTTTGAGGTATTCTCTGCTGATGGTTCTGTTGATATGGGTGCTAAACTCTATATCAAGGGTCAGGTTGCAACACAAGGTAGTTCTTCCACAGAGATATTCCATATTGATAACTTAGGATCTGCTGGTAATAATACTGTTGGACCTAAGGACTTTACAATCTATCAAGATAGTTCTATTGATGCTTTCGGTATTAGTAGATACTGGACAAGAAATGGTGGTCGCAGATATACATATGTTGAGCAGTCCTTAACTGGTCTTGGTCAAACACAAGCAAATCCATTACAAGCAAATAATAACTATCTAATCAATACAGCATCTGCAACTAACATAGTTGTTTATCTACCTGAGGATGCTGAAACTGGTGATATGATTAGATTTGTTGAGGTTAGTGGTAACCTATCATATAATGCAAGTCTTGTTATCAGAGCGTTGAAGATTAACAATCAATCAACTGCAATCCAAGGTGATTTAACTGGTACTAAGATTCAAGCTGGTGCTGGTCAAATGGCAACTGCATGGGATAGCGGTGAACTGGTTGTTCAAACTAGAAACGCATCGTTTGGTTTAATATATGTTGGTCCTAGTGACGCAGCAGGTGATCCAAACGCTTCTTCCATACCATCTAACTTACGTGGATGGTGGCTAACTGAGTTATAATACAGATGGCACAATACTACAATTCCATTAAAACAATGAAGACCGCCCGTGTCGGGACAATTATCCCGTGGGGTGGTGATGGTCAAGAGGGATTTACAGCAGCAAATATTCCAAAAGGGTGGAAAGTATGTGATGGAAAAGAATTGGATGCAGTAGATTATCCATTACTTGTTTCCGAAATTGGTAACACCTATGGTGGTACAATAACTGGTGATTTTCCTAGTTATGGAGGAACCTTTGTTCTTCCTAACATCACTAATAGAGCAATGATTGACTTAGAGAAATCATATCTAGGTGATCCTAAGTATCAGTTTGGTCAGAATGATGCAAATACTGTTATTGGAGATTTGGTAAAAGATTTTGGTACAACATCTGTTATACCAACATTAATATCTGCCAATGCGGATATTGATTTTGTTTTCACTGATCCTAATGTCCAATTAACTGGTAAGTTTACAGGACAGACTATTAGTGATCCAGATTTCTTTGCTACTATTAGCACATTGAATAGGAAGTTGGGTATGAACCATACTCCTGCACACCAACATCCAGGTAGTTTTGATAGTGCGAGAGCAGGTTTCTTCGGACCAGAAGTATTCACTTCTACTAATGTTGTGACAGGTGGTGTTAGTCCACACCCTAACTGTGGTCACCAAGTTAAATCACAACCAAACGAATGTTCATTTGATCCTGATCAATCAGCAGTTCCTGCTTGGAATAATGGTAGGGCAATGATGGCATATTATGCTTCTGAAGAGTATGAAGATAGTATGCCAACAATGGATAAATTTCATGAGTATATTAATGATACTGGTAAAGATTATTGGTCAACAGTACCAGCAGCATCATGGCATGATGGTACTCCAACAAGAAATAGTCCTCAAGCAACTACACAAACAGTAGACTTTGTTGGTTCTACTTATACCGATGCATTTCCATATTCTCCTGCTGAGAATGATCCAACAAATACTGATAAACCATTGCATTATAATAATGCATGGGCTGGTTTATTTCCTAGACCACAGGTATTTGCAAATAGAAGAAATTACTATGGTACTGACACTGGATCAAATTTAAATAATGTTATAGATAACCCTGAAGATCCTATTAACAAGTTTACTGTAACAGGTGTTAGTGTAACAGGTGGTGAAAAGAAATTTAAATTGCCACCAGGTACAGATATAAGAACTATAAAAACACAAGGCACTGGAGCACAAGCACAAACTTGGTATCAGTATGATAAGATCCGTCCGTTTAAGATGGTTGACGGTGACCCTTTTGCTAAAGGAGCATATATTGTAGGTATTGAAAGGACAGGTAATGATGATACTGATTATGAGTATGAGATTGAGATGAATGTACCTTCTGAAAATACTGGAACAGATGTATTTGATGTAACATTTCAGGAAGGAACTTATGGTACTACGTTAAATACATTTGGTACTAATAATCCCAACGACACTACGTTTACATCTCATAGTCATGGAACATTTGATATTCAAATGTCTGTTGGTTCAATGAAACCTGAAACAACTTATCCAATAACTAATATTAGTTTGGGTTCAGTTACTCCTGAGAACTTTGATAATGCTCTAAATATAGTAGTTGATATTGCTCAGCCATCTATGGTGGTAGTCTATCTAATCAAGGCATTCTAATGGCAAGATTTTACGGATCTGAAAGATCAAAATATGGCAATTTAACAGGTCAAATTATTATTTGGCCAGTGCAGATTACCAATGATCTTGAGAGTACAGCACAAAAAGAAATGTTACCTTCAGGTTATTTAAGATGTGATGGTAGTGTTTATAATGCTATTGATTATCCGCAACTTGCTGCTATATGTGGAACAGGAGTTAATGGTAAATTTGTTAGAAGAGATCTTTCAAACCAACCACTACAAGTATTAAGTGATGAACAGTTTGTAGTTCCAGACTTGGGTTCTAAGTATCCTAAACCAACCACTGGTCCTGATACTGGACAATATAAATCTATTAGAGAAACTAATGCTAATAATAACGAAATAAGTCGTTCTGGTATTGGTATTGAGGCCAGTTCAACAATTGGAACTACTGTTGATATAACATATACTGGTGTGTTTAACGTACCTAGTCAGATAATTGATATTAGGGGTAGACCCTCATGGACTATTGGTACTACTGCTGGTAAACAGACTGATACAGAAACGGTTGATCAATCAGCATTACATGGTCATATGCATTTCCATGCTGGTAAAAGAACAAGATTGAAAGCAACTAATGAAGTTGATGATTCATCACCAACTACAGTATTAGATCCTACTGCTATTGGTATGGTAGCATTTTGGAATGCATCAACAATACCATTAGCAGATTGGTTAGATAATACAATGGATCCATCTGGAGGTAATTATCCAGGAAATAATCAACCACCATGTAGAGCTATTGCTTCTAGTCATTTTGCTGATGGTTATGAATTTCCCTTTGGTAACTTCAGTGGAACTGGTTGGGTATCTGACCCAACTGCATATGGTGGTGGTTGTTTTAATGGTGGTGAACAATTACAAGATACATGGAAATTTAACTGTTTGCTTCCTTCAGAAGAATGGATGAGCAGTAAAGGACTATCAACTTCTGGAACTAGTAGTACTAGAGGATGGACTGCATATCCAATTAGTCAGAGTGGATATCAAGTAAGTGGTATGGTTCCCAACTTTGTATCAGGTGCTAGATTTATAGTTTGTTTGGGTGTTGATGATCAAGGTACTATTAATACATCTCAGAATGTTAATGCAACATGGTTAAATGGTGCTCCTGGTGTTAATGTTGATTGGAAGGGTGCTAGTTTGTTTGAAGTACTTCCTTTTAATAGTAATCCTAATTCAGATACCTCTGGTAATGATATTAATCCAGGATTATTCAATGAATTTTCTGAAACTCAGGATATAGTTCAGGAGAGTGGTGATCCAACTGCTCATTTCCATAAGGTAGATTTAGAAAAACTAGATCATACATTCCAATTAAAAACAGATGCAGTTGAGATAAGTCCCGATGCATTAAAAACCACATTAAATCTGAGTGTTGATAATGCTGTCTCTATAGATAGTGTATCATCACCATTTATAGTTCTAGAATATCTAATCAAGATTTGACATGACAGTTTCATATAGAAATACAAGACCTAATTTTTATAGCGATAAGTATGCTGATACTACTGAAATTGGTACGATTACTACCACTTTCAAAGCAACTACTGCTGTCTATGATAATAGTTTAGTACCATTAACTCCATACAAAACAACTTCTGGTAATGCTCAGACTGGTGCTAATCCTGAGTTTCAATATCCAGGATATTTGTATTGTGATGGTACAGAATATAATATATCAGATTTTCCTGCATTATTTAAAATAATTGGTACAGATTATGGTGGGTCAGCAAGAAGAGGATTTAGTATTACTAATGAAGGTAGTGGATATGCTTCTAGCACAACCATAACATTTGATGCTGCACCTACTGGTGGTGAGACTATTGAAGCAACTCTTATTATTGATAGTGGTAAGATCACTGGTGTTGCAGCGACTAAGTTAGGTGCAGGTTATACAACAGAACCATCGTTTACTCTTGCTAATACTGGTGGTGGTACTGGATTTGCTATGCAGATTAATCTTAGTGATGATGGTGTTGTAACTGATATTAATACATCTAATGTATTTTCTCACTTAGGAGAATCAAGACCACTAGGTACATTTAAAGTTCCTGATTTAAAAACAAGAAAGATTGTAGGTTATGGTAATGTATATGGTCCAGGATCACCTACTATTGCTAATATAACTTTAGGTGCTGGTGCTGATTCTACAGGTGGTTCTTGGTACTTAGATAAACAGTCACAAAAAGGATATTTTTCTCTTGGTACAATAACAACAACTAATTATACTGCTGTAACTGATAGTGTTAATACATCTATCATAGGATCACAGGTAGTTAAGGTTACCATGAGGAATAGGAGATTGCAAGGTGTTCCTCAACATACTCATTTTGTATATCATACATCAACAAACTCTGGATTAACTGTACCATCTGGTTATTCTGGTGACAGATACATGGCAGATTATACCAATTATAATTCTAGATTGTATGGATGGTATCCTGTTGGTGGTATTCAGTTTGAGCATAAACATGCGTTGTTAAAACAACCATTAACTGATGCAACTGTTGCAACATATGATATTTACGATTGGAAGATGGGTGCTCAAGGCACTGGAGATATTAAAGTTACTGAACCTGATGGAACTGAGTCTGAATATTATTATGCATCTGGATCAACTTCTTCAGGAAGTTATGAGACAGTAACTTATATCCCACCAACAGTCTTTAAAGTATTTGGTTCTCAGTCTGTTATTGGAGGAAGAGAAGTAAGAACTGGTGGATCACCTATTATTGATTATAGTAATCAGTATACCTATACATCACCACAAACAAATACTAGTTTAGCATTTCCAAGTGGTTGGGAAGTATTATCAGTATATGTTGGTGGTGCTGGTGGATCTGGATCACCAGGTAACCAAGATGGAAATGATGGTTCAAAGAGTGAAGTATCTATTGGTGGTGCTCTTACTATTACAGCAAATGGTGGAGAGGGTGGTGGAAAACCAAACACAAACCACAGTTATCTTGGTGGTTCTGGTGGTAGTGGTAGTGTAACAGGATCTGTTGCGTCTACTGTTAGTGTTATATCTAATACTGCAAGTTCAGGAACTAATGGAGGAGTTGGTCCATATCCTGGAGGAACAT